AGACCCACTAGCTGCATCCATCTCGCCTTCAAAGATGACGATACGTTTACCAGTAGTAGGGTAGAGATGTTGTCCGAAAAATGTACCAGGTACCTCACCCTCGTACGAGAATGATTTACCCTTTGTTTTTACCTTGGCACCTTTAACGATGCCTGATTCGTCATGATAGTAAAAGCGGAGCTTATCACCATCACGGTAGATTTTGTACTTCTCACATACTTTCTGTGAGAGGTTACGCTTCTGCAGCCTTTGGGCTGAGCCTGTTATGTTCACACGTGTGGACTTGTTTGAGTGAATGTGTAAAGAAGGTTCACCATCACCGTGCGTATAGTGATGGCAAACAAAACAATATGTGTGCCCGTCGTCATAGACACTCTTGGCATCTGACGACCCACACTCCTCACATGGCTCGTGAAATAAGAATTCAGATGAGCCAGTCGAGGGGGATGTTTTGGAATGATGTCCAAGGGATGTCATGCTTATCGCACCACTTAGCGTATGTAGTTTTAGATTTCTTACTGATCTTATTGAACGGTGCCTGAAAGACCATACGTAGATCAAGGTTAGGATTCAACTCCTTTACAGCCCTGATCTTACGGCGGTCAGCAGGTTCCCAGTAACCCTTACATTCCAGCACGACACCATTGGGTAACACAAAGTCAGGTGTGTAGACATGCTGGATAATGTAACGGACTTTAGTTGTTTCGTACTCGTACTTGACACCAAGATCGACAAGCAGATCAGCAACCTTCTCTTCGAGCTTGGATCTAAATGCCATTAGAAGTCGTCTTCGTCGGAACCAGGGATAACAGTGACAGCAGGATCGTTAGCTTTGAAACCTTCAGTCTTACCAAACAGGGCAGCTACATCTTCAGCAGCCATATCGCCAGTGTCTACACCAGCTCCTGAATTGAGAGACACCAGTTGTACACCAACCAGTTTAAGGCTTGTTCCGTAAGTGACGCCATCCTTGAGGATGTACGGCTTTTGATAGAACGCCAGCTTAACTCGGCTACCAGAATACATGGGCGTATTCTCGTCTGTGACAGGTGTACCTTCGGTGTCAACGACGGGAGGTTTGTTCTCTTCATTCCAGCTAAACTTGACTTTGAACTGGTTGTCTGCGACCTCTTCCCAAGGCTCAGGCTTGAGCACAGAGCGCTTAGGATTCTTGAGTTTACCTTGTGCCCACTGCAGTGATTCCTCACGGTCAGTTTCAAGGGAATCAACAATCTCGCTATCGACAATAGCAGAGAGGGAATAGCCAAACTTACTTGGCTTCAGTACAGCTTGATAACCTTCGAGGATTACGGGCTGTTCGGTCTTGTGGATAGTACGTGCCATTAACAGAAAAAATAAGTGGATTCAATCACGGATTCTGGTTGCAGATCTCCGATGATCGGTGGTTCAGTTTCCGCTTCTATTTGGTCAGCGAAGTCTCGCAAGTAATCATGCTCTGCGAAGAGGTGCATATATGTCTCTCGTACGATTGCACTGAGAGAAGACATATCGGTAGCACGACACAATACAGAATCATGAATGAGAGCGATCGGTGCGTCGAAACGAAGCGCAGAAAAGTGAAGAAGCGAAGCATCAAGTGAATGGATTAGATTCGGAGCTGTTGCGTTCTTGTGGTGTTGTTTGTCAACCTTGTCAGAGTCATCAACTGCGACAGTTAACTTACAACGACCCATCAACTGTAGCTCTACTTGTACTGTCTGTTTCTTCATGAGTTTCTGAGTAACAACAAAGCCTGATGGTGTGACCCACGATAGCTCTGTTTTACCACGATCGATTGCCTTAGCAACCTCAGACTCAATCCAAGACATGACAGCCATAGGACCAGGTACGACCTCATCCATAGCATTTCTAACAGCAACGACTGTCTTTGTCAAGTCGTCTTTGTCGATTTCAACACCTTTCTCCTTTAGTGCGTCCTTGATGTACCCACGGTTGCTAAAAGGTTTAGCATTGTAAGGTACCGTCATAACTACTCGCTTGACAGTTTTTCTATCCATATGTAAGCGGATAGAGCTAGGACAGTGAGGAGTAGCAGTAGCAGCAACGACAGCATAAGCATCTTGCGGTTTATCAGAAGGTAGAACGTTTACCAGCTTAGCTGTGTTCTTATCACGTGCAAGTCCTGCAAGGATTTGTAGACCACTACAAGTAGCATCTGTAGCGATCATGGCACGTGTAAAGTGACGATCACATTTTAACACGCAATGATAATACTCATCACATGCTGCGAGAAATTGCCAGGGTTCGTCAGCAGCTTCCCACTCGTGAATGTGTGAAATAGGATCAGAAGCGACACAAGAGATTAGATGTGTGTTGTTCTTTACCCACTCCAAACGTTCAGACATAGGTGCTTTATCCAACCCATATGTTGTGGCTACACTGAATGCTAACCAGTCCTCTGCTTCAGGAGTCATATAAGACCCATCAGCAAACATCAACAAACTTTTTCCAAAGTCTGTATCTTGGGGTGTAAGGAAGGCAGGGATTGGGTATGCTCTACCTCTGTAATCAAACGACCACGGAATGTAGAACTTATCACGATCCTTGAACCTAGCAACTGCTTCCATCGTCATGCGTGTTCTACATGACTTTCTGAACTCCTGCGCTTGTAAGTTATGAACCTCAGCACAGGCTCTCCTGTATGTATGGCGAGACTCTTCGTTCTCCTCAATATCTACAGGCTTGGGTGGTAGTTCATGATGGATAATAGGGAGGAACTTACCAACAGCTCGTTCCAATCTATCTAGCTCTTCCGCTACCCCTACAATAAAGGGGTTTAGTCGGTAAGCAACCTTCTGGATTTTGTTCAGAAAGTCCAGTGGTTTATCTCCCTGTATAGATGTGGGGTTACCACGCCGAACCATGTCATGACCACGCATAACCTCATTGAGGATGTAACCTCCTTGCCTACCATTCTCCCAATCATTGGGTTCGATAAGCATCGGCCATGCAAGTGGACTAAATAGTTCAGCATCTCTCATTACTGCGTCCTTGATCTCCAAGAACTCTGGTGTCGGGATGACATATTGGACACGTTTGCGTCCTTGTTGTTGCATGTCTTTGGTAAACCAACCGCTGCTCTGCATGATGCAGTCAAGCAACCATCCCCCCAGTTTGATACGATTAGAACTACCCCATGTTGTCCATTGTTTGACATCATAGCGGTTCATCAACGTGCGTATGACAACTATTTTTTGTTGTGTTCCAATAGAACGATGCCAATAGTTATCCTTAAGCGTTTTAAGTAGACCAGGTGCGTGCTTTTCATAGTGCCGCATCTGACACTCTTGCTCAACTGCAAGCCCAATGGACTCACATACTTTGGTAGCTTGGTTACTTTTCTCTTTGTACGAGAACACCTTATCAAAGGTAATCTTTACAGCAAGAGCAGCAGCAGCAAGTGGCTCTACATCAGCAAGATACTGCTGTATCTCTTTGAAAGCAGCACCAGCTTGACCCTTTCTTAGCCTATCTGTAGTTGCTTCAATACGTGCCACCACAAGAGGCAGCAGGGTATCAATAGAAGCAGCTCCATACACAGTAGCAGACGCATACTCTTTGCCTTCTAAGTCGCGTGTGTTCTTGTGTAGTTTTTTTAAGCCTTGAGCAATAGCATCACGCTCAAGTTGTATTTGTTCGTCAATTTGGGCAGGCGTTGGCATTAAGCATGTGTCCTCCAATCTTCTTCAAAGTTGTCCCAGCCTGTTTCTGCGTCCTTGGGCTGTGTGAATGTGCTAGGGTGGTAGCACTCAGCGAGTTCAGGATATGCCTCCCTAAGTTGCTCAAATTGTTCAAGATTAATCAGACTCATGTGATCGAATGGGTGAAATGTGGCGCAACTCATCCTCTGTGCAGACAGTAAATTCTGCCTCTTCAGCGATAAGTTGTTGGATACGTTTTTCGGCGGCGTGTGTTTTTTGGTAAACGTACTCTTTGACTTTACCTTTGGTGTTTGTTGCGCGGATAATACAACACACAGAACTAGGAATTTCCCAGCCGCGCAGCTTCCAATCTTCAAACTCTTCCCATGTGGGAGTAGCTAGAAAATCTTCAGGCATTTCTGACCATGCCTCCCAATTATTAGGAAAATAGTTACCACTCATCGCAACGTTTTACATCTTTAAGGAACTGCGTGCCACCGGACAATTCAGCAGCAGCCCATGCGGCGTGCTCTAAATCGGGTGCAA